TTTATAGACTATGTCATAACTTGCATAGCCCATACACTCGTCATAATCCATATTGAATTGTTCCCAAAAGTAATCCCAATATTCGACACTTGAAACTTGTGTTCTTTGATAGTTCATGATTAGAAATTAATGTCTGGTGTAGTTGCTTGTAGTTTGAAAGTAAAACCTAATTTTTTTAAGGCATTGATGTTACTTTGAGTTAGAGTTTCGTTACCTGTCAAAGACTGTAAAGGTATTCTCTGTTCGTCATTGACTACATCAACGTATGTAGTTCCGTATGCTTTTCTTGTTGAGACTAAGATTTCAGACATGGTTTTTGTTTTAGTAAAGGTTGATAATTGAAACACTTGTTGAGAGTGCTTCATGGAAGGCTGTGAAGCCCTCCAAGAAGCCTTCTTAATTAAGCTTCTCCAAGTACTGTGTTAGCAGCTTTGGAAGCGTAGGAGAACACCTTGAATAACTCTTGTGCTGGATTCTTAGAGTCTTTGATTCTTGAAGCCCAGCCCCCAAGGTATGAAGCATGATTCTGAGTATCACAGGTGATCTGTAAGCGATTAGCCAACAGCACTGCTGTAAATTCTGCCACCATCTCTTCGTTTGGCCTGTACTTTGAGTACTCATTGAGCCACTTTCTGTTGAGTCTATCTTTGTGACCTGTAGCATGAGCAAACTCATGAGCTAGGGTTGCAAGATAAGCTTCATCATTTTTGAAGTCCTCTCTGTTTGGCATGGTCACAGAGTCTAGATCATCTCTGTAGTAGGCTGAGTCTGACCCATGATTTAGACCACCCTTGAGATCATCTTTGAAGATCATGAGCCTGTCATAAGCTTCTTTGCATCTCTCAGCTAGTGGCCTTGCATTTTCTTCACACTTGCCTTTAAAAGCTTGAATCTTTTGGTCTAGCTTTTGTTGTGCTTTGTCATCAAGTCCAACAAGGTCAGCGATATTGAAAACACTAGCACCTTTGAAGGTCATCTTCATGAAAAACTCAGGATTGCCTTCTTTGTCAAGAATAGGGTTTCCGTTGTCATCTTTAGCATCTATCTTGATTGGATTAGGTCGCACTATCCTTGCAGCCTTAGAGCCTTTTTTAGGAACACAATTAAGCTCTTTTTTAGCTTGCTGATAGCCTACCCAGCAAGGTAGTTCATAGCCTTTAGAGAACTGATACATCTCAAGAAAGATAATATTCATTCCCTGATAACGATTCCCAGTAAGGAAATTTATATGGCCTTCGGAACTTGTAGGAGTCCAAGGTTTAGACCATGGATTTCTAGAATTTTTGTTCTCTTCAAGAATCCTCATAAAGTCATTAAGGATTTCTTCTTCTACTCTTACTCTTGGCTTTGAAATAGTCATGATGGTTAATGGTTTTTGATAAAGCAATCAAGTCTTGATTAACTTGATGACCATACTCTAACAAGTACTTCCACAAAATGTAAACCCCTAATTTCAATATTCCCTTCAATCCCTTGCTATCACTATGAATATTTATGTTTACATTTAGTAACAATTAAGTATTTCTTGTTATCAGGTAGTCAATATCTGCTCATCAGGTAGCCAGCCCCACCCCCTACCGATTAATCAAAAACAAATAGAATCAACCAACAAAAGACCAAAAACTAGGGAATCCCTAGAAATAATATAAGATATATTATGAGATCCTAGTTATATCAATAGTTTTACTCTATTTGACTATCTTTTTTTATAAAAAATCTTAAAAATCAATAGGGGGAAAAGACAAGGATCGCATACGTGTAAGCCCTTCAAATTTTTGCACCAAAATATTTTGATAGGTTACCCTGCAAGCAATCAACCAAGAAGTAGACACCATACGGAAATCTTAGTGAATCACTAAGGGTAACCCTAGTGTGTGGGGAGTTCTCTCCTATACTGTCCATTAATAAGCGTCACTTATAAATCCTTCAATGGAGGTATTAGAATTTCTTATCTGAGTAGGAGTCATACCCATGGCGGTTTGGGAGATAGTGTTATTTGCCATTGAATCCCAATTTTCGTAGTGAATAGATAGTAATTCTTCTTTTCTTTTCATGATATTTAGATCTTCAGTTTGAGCCATGTACTCTGTCCAGTAGGCAACTGCACCAGCGAGGGAGTCAACGAGGTCATCATGAACGAGAGAACCTCTATGTCTGGATATTCGTGATAGTTGATATACAAGTTGAAGCTTTAATCTACGTTCTGGTGTTTCATGAGGATTAGAACGGAAGTCTTTTTCTATCACTTTGCGATCAATTATCAGGCGGTGAGAGTTCATTACAGGTTCTAGGGTGTCAATTATGCGTAGTTCTTTTGTTTTATTGTTTCTAACGTCTTGAACTTGGCATGGGTGAAATCGCATAAGGAAGGGTTTTAACAGTTCAGCGAACATACCACCGCCAAAGTTTTGTTCAACAAGTATGGAATTGATTTTATTTTCTCTGGCAATCTTACTAATCTTCTCTAGAACAGCGTCTGAATAGCCCCCAGAGAGTCCTAAACACTCTGTGACGTATAAATTACCATTAAGCATCTTAACGCAGCTTATAGCGGTCTGATCCTTGCCCTTCCCAGATGGATCAACGAACATTACTGAGCCTGTGTATTCTATAAAGTCACCAAATT